CGGTTGCCCTGAATTCCGGGACCGCACCATTCTCCTTGAACAGCAATGTTCCGATACCCATATTTTTCTAAGGATTCAAAAATATTGTGTTCATGAGCATATTTCCACATTGCGCACTTATCGTCATCAGCCAATTCATTATTGCGTGAACATACACCATTATGATCGTAATAGTTATACATAGTAACAGGACTACCGTCCATTTTAGTAGTAATGTAATAACCTTCACAAGATTTAAATTCGTCAATAAGTCTCGGATAAGATTGCACACGAAGTTCGTCTGTCTTAGGGACTCCAATGGAAGTGGGAAAGTCACTAATCACGGTTCCAGCAGCACTTGTATATTCTTCAATTTCCCACTTCTTAACTCCAAGAATATCAGTAACGTCATCACCAAGGAAATAATCACCTTCAGGCAGAATAGACATTGGCATAACCAATCCCTGAGAAATCTCGCCACGAAGCTTAACCGTTTTAAGTCTGAATCCCTCACCCATTAAATCGGTCTTTTTATAACTGCTATTCCGAAGGAATTCAAATTTCTCTTCTACAGGCAGAAAACTATCTACTTCAAAATATACACACCAATCACCAACATGAAATTGTCCCTTCTGACAAACAACTTGCCATCCCAATACATGAACGAGTTCAATTCTATCAGCATCTTTAATAGGCGTTACATCATGTACATACTGAATTGAGGCCAGCTTTCTTTTCGTACCCATCTTTTCTCCTTAATTTTCTTTGCTCTTCTGAATTGCCTTTGCAATAATATCAATCTGCTCCTGATTCTGCTGTTCTTTACGCTTCTCTCTACGTTTTTTATTTTTAGCTTTTCTACGAGCAATAATAGCTTTACGCTCTTCTTCTTCGGCTTTCTTTTTATCTTCTTCTTTTAGCCAATTATTGTAAGCTTTAATGGCACGATCAAATTCTTTATTTGACTTATTAAATCTATGAATATATGCCTGTGCAATATATTCAATCCCTTCTATAGAATAATCCAAATTATAGTGCTTATTATTATATTTTGCCCACGCAAGAGCAAGTGCATATTTTAAATCAAATACATCAGGCTCTTTACATACCTGCTTATAAATATGTGGTGTACCATCATAAATAGTGATTTCCACAACTCTGTTAGGAACAAGCACATTAATATTTGCAATAAAAGGCTCTGTACGAAGTGCGAGTGGTGAAAAATCCTTCGGCAAAGTATTCATTATGTTTTTATCGACACCTTTATGTTCTGTTTTATGTTCTGTTTTATATTCTGTATATTCTGGCGGTTTTATTGCAAATGTACAACATTTATCAGAATAAAAATATCGATTGGGTTCTGCATCTTTGGGTTCTGCATCTTGCGCTACAATAGATTTTATCCAGCCAGAACCAGTAAGTGTTCCTATTGTAGCTGTGGTGGTTGTTAAAGGTGTAATATTAAATTCATTGTTCGGATTAATTGTATTAGTAGTGAAATTGCCAATATTTGAATATGCGTTAGTAATTGAAGATTCCATATCCTTACCTCTCTTTTCTACAAAATTCTTTAAACCATTCAAGCATTCTATCTTCTTCTGTATAAAATCCATCTACTTTATATGTCTGCGCTATCCATCCTAAAAAGTTCATTACCAATTGGCTCCAACGCCAATCAGGGAAACACTCCATATGTAGTTTTTTCATTTCATCATAAAAATTATCTAATCTATTTGGATCTCTCATTTTTTATACTCCTGTTATGTTCATTGAACTCATCATTTTTAAGATGTTTATGTTTTGACGAATATTGTCAAACAATCTATTAATATCACCCTTATCCACTTCATCAGGAAAACTAATTCTGATTGTTCTAGCAGCTTCTTCATCGCTCAAACCAATAGCTTTTAGTACATGACTGGGTTCAGAATTATACGAATTACAAGCAGAACCTGCGGATACATACTCGCCCTGATCATGAAGCAACCCAATTAACTGTTGACCATCAATTGGTTCTTTAATTGTAAGACTTAAAATATTATAAAGCCTCTGTGTAGGATGACCGTTTACAGTTGCAAAATCTTGACAATGTTCTACAGCGTATTCATATACTTCTTTGAAATAATTCTGTTTTGAATAATCAATTAATTCAACTGCTTTAGCCAAACCCATAATATAAGGTACATTTTCTGTACCACCACGCATATTTCGTTCTTGTGAACCATATATTAGTGGACTTAGGTATTCCTGCGAATCTTCTTTTATATATATAAATCCAATTCCTTTTGGCGCTCCAATTTTATGGCCTGAAACGGACAAAGAGTCAACGCCTAATTCCTTTACATCTATCGGAATTTTTCCATACGCTTGAACAGCATCTGTATGGAAAAAAATCTGTCTATCATGTGCATACTTTACCAATGTTTTAATATCTTGAACTGTACCAATTTCATTATTTGCCATAATTACGGCAATAATAGCAGAATCTAGGTATACATCATCTAACCAACTAGCATATGAAATAACACCAAATTGATCATTGTATAATGTTTTACTAGAATCTCTTACGCCCACGTCAATCGAATGATGTTCCAAACATGATGTTGCAACCATAACATCATAATCGTTAGAAACTACCCATGAATTCCCTTCACTACCACCAGAGGTAAAAAAGATCTCCTCTGGTTTTGCATTAATACTTTTTGCAATTATTTCTCTGGCCCTTTCAACGTCTCTACGAATTTCTCTGGCAGGTTCATAGATTGCTGAAGGGTTATACCACTTATCTGTAAAATAAGGCATCATAGCCTTTAATACTTCAGGCTTCACAGGTGTGGTTGCCGCTGTATCCCAATACATATCTTCTCTCCTTATACAATTTCTTCTTCTTCACGAATACGCTTCTTAGAATTACGGATATCACCTTGTCTAGTTTCTTTTTTCAAGCGTTCATGAAAAGTTTTTAACTGATAATCTAATTTAGCCATTGTGCTTGTCCACTTTGCATAGTCTGTATCTCTACCGGGGTGCTTCTTACTCATTTTGTTCCTCCTAAAAAATAATTTTTCTCTTTTCTATAACCTTGTTATTTGGATCCCAAACTTTATTTACATCAAATGTTTTATTTGAAGGTGTCCATTTACTGTAATAATCACATAGGGTTTTGAATTCATGAGCATTTGGATTATTATTACAGAAATTACAATAATAACAAAGGGGAGTGGGATTGGGACTCCAAAAACCAGACTTCTTGTTATCATCAATCTTATCAAAAATGTTAGTAAGTTTTTTAATAAGTCGTTTTTCCCAACCCTTTGTCAGTGCCAACTGACTATCATCTATACAAATAAAACGATATAAACTTTCAATAGGTAATCGTCCAAATTCATTTAGAATTGCAAGAGCATATATTCCAAACTGTAAAGATGTTGCCAATTTTGAAGCATCATATGGTTTCTTAGATGTTTTATAATCAACGGTTCTATATACAATCCCATTTTTACAATCAATCCTATCTATAAAACCATGTATAATTGCTCGATCATCCCAAACAAATTCAAAAGGCTTCTCAAAAGCTATTGGTTCCCATCCGTCATCCTGCTCCATTTCTTCTTGCATCACATCATGGAATCTTTCAACCTTCCAATCATAAGTATGTCCTTCAGAATCTGGAACACTCCACGTTTCCCAATATTTGGCTTTAAGGTCATTTAATCCCAACAAATCGTTTTTTGTTTTTTCTGTAATTTCATGAAATCCATACTGTTCAAGGTCATAAAGTTTTTCATAATTTACAGCAGTGTGGGTTAACATCAATCCTTTGTTTTCAAGAACTAAATGAAATAATGATCCCAATTCAAGTGCCAAACTTGTATCAGAACTATAATGTTGATCTTGATACTTAAATTGATAAGCCATTGGACAATTTAAGTATTGCTCTAATTTTGAATAAGAAAAAGTTTCTAAATTCTTCTTATCCTTTTCAGTTACATTTCTTATATACGGTCTTAACAAATCTTCATTCATTCTTTTTCATTCCAATCTTCTTTATATCTTCTAATGTGATAACGTACTTCTCTTCCATTAATTCAAGAAGTATTTCTTTACCACGATCTGTAGGGCTATCTTTAAATCCCAATCTATCTTTTTTATCTGCTACTATGCAGACCTTTACATAAGGAACCAAAGGTGCGACTTTCTTTAATTGCTTTTGCCACCAGACTTCAGCTTCAAAAGAATCTGCTTCATGATAATCACGATCTGGAGCATAAATTACTTCGCTAACCTTAAGTTCTTCTAATATAATTTTTATTTGTGTTAATGTTATCGCTGACCCACATGTTGCCACTGTAAAACTATCTTCACCAAAATAACTATAGCTTTGTAAGACAGATTTTTCTGCTTCAACGAGCATAATCTTTTTCTTTCGTAAGATAGCGTCTTTTACAACATGTAAACCATAAAGATTACTGCCAAGAGGATGAGATAATGTTTGCCCATTGATCTGAAGCGGAACATACTTACCAATAGCTTCAATATCTGCCTTATCTAAATACCTGCCCCGCACTCCAATAAGTCGATTATTACTATCAAAATGAGGAATCGTAATTTGATTAGCCAAACCATAATATCCAATATCGAATCTACCTAATGCTTCTCGGCTAATATGATCATTAAGCCATTCCTCATGAGGAATATAACAAAAAATGTCTAAGACATTTTCATTAACCTCTGATAATGTTGGAACACTTTTTCTACGTTTTTGTGCAGAACGTATTCTATCTATCCAACTAAAATCTTCAACTTTAACTTCATCCTGCTTAGATGTTGTAGCATATTCAAGTTTCCCAGTTACTTGTGCTATCCACCTTAAAGCTTTATACCATGTATACGTCTTGCCCTGTTGACGCATAGCTCGAATAACTAATTCAACAATATCATAGCTATCTGAGCAGGTATAACAATGGAACATTCCATGCCGCCGATTTTCATATTCAATACCGGGTTTATGGTAATAAATAAGTTTGTATGGTGAATCTCCACCATGACAAATACAAGTACTAAAGCATGGATTACCCGCATTATCAATTTTATATTCAGGACTTCCCAGTAGTCCACAAATTTTAATAACATCATCTATAGTAAGCGAATCTAATATGTAATTTTTATCTAAATATTGCATACGACTCACCTACCTAAAATATTAATTTGTTATCTTCGTCAAATGGCAACTCGGGTTTTTCGTTCGTATCTTCATGGCTTTCTTCTAGTAAATCAGGATCGGTTTCAGCAATATTAATTCCCACACTATTTTCTTTTACAATTGTATCGACTCTTTCAATCTGTGTGAGATCCATTGGCTGAAGTTCGAAATCAAAATCAGTAACAAAACAATCCTGAATTCTCATAGTGCCTAAATCAATATGGCTTAAAACAATGATACGAGATAGCTTACCTTGACGAACCTTATAACACCACTGCAACAAATTAATTTCAGGACATCCAATCTTATGTTTGGTAATTGCTTCTATTTTTTTCTTCTCAGCAGCGTTGGGTCTTGATGAAATAATACCAATATCTATTTTATTAGCAATAGCTTTGGAACCTTGCAAAACTGTATGGTCTTTATATCTAGCATCTATTGAATCAGCAGACAACTGAGTACCTGAAATAATAGCTATGTCTAATCTTTCAGCTAACGCTTTCATTCTAGTTGAAAAGATTAATAAGATCTGCCATTCCTGTAAACGCATACTTGACTTTTGATTTACTTCACTCGAAAGTCTCATGCTGTTTTGAAGGTAGTCGAAGATAAAAATCTCAACCTGATAAGTTAATACATACCGTTTAGCAATATTCTCAATATCTGTAATACTGTAATCATCACAATATATAAGATATAAAGGGCTTTCTGCAATATATCTGGCAGCTTCATGAACTCGTTCAAGTTCACCATCTTTATATTCACCCTCAAGAATATGCTCTTCGTTTACGCCTGAGACAGCGGCTAATACAATAGTCTGAAATTCTCTTAAACTACCTTCTGTACCTATGTATAAAGTAGGTACATTGTGTCCAGTATGAATAAACTTCTTTTCTTTTTGATCCCATGTATAGGGCACAGCAAAATTGCAAGCATCCATGAGAAATTGTCTTGATTTGCCCACACCCGTACTTGCTGACCGTAAATAAAATTTACCTCTTCTAGCACCTCGACATATGGCATTCAAAAAAGGACTTGTAAAACCATATCCCCAATCTGGCGTATCCAATAACTCATCGATCAAACTATCCATACCATCACCTGCCTGAATACTTTCTGAAAGCATTTCAGAA